TTCTTCATCCACTGCAAGGACTCTTGAAAACGCTGGTTGTAGAGGCTCAAAATATCAGCCTCGCCCTTCATAAAGGTATAGGCTTCAACTAAGGAGCCGTACAAAAGAGCAAGCTCTGCATTATCGCCCAACCAAGTGGTTCCACTAGCAACCGTGGTTATGGAATCGGGCCTATAAAAATAGTGTAACTCCATTGTAAAATTATCGTTGGGGGTGGGAGCCAACAAAAAGGTGGCTTCATCCCAATCTGCATAATATTGGGGAACTCCGGTTGTTGTGGGGTTCGGAGTGTAGTCTTGAAGCATGGTAGCCTGCTTGTATAACAAGAACTCCTTGCTGGAAGAGTTTATAACACTCAACGAGTTTTGAGATAGGAAGTCGGAAGGTTTTTGAAGATAAGCATTTCCGTTCGACGCAGTTCCTTGCGAGGATTTACGAAACACGTCTAATTGGCATTCTTTTAAAATGCGTTCTTCCGCGTTTAAAATAAACCTGGGAAGCTGGCTGACAAACGTTGTTTCCGTGCTCTGGACGTAGTCCTGAATTGCCGTCTTCAGGGTTGTGTATGTATAAGCCATTTATAGCCCCTTAACTAAGTGATAAACCCGTTACCTAAATCAACAACGGGCAATGCCGGCAGTGTTACAGGACCTGCCGAAGCAGTTCCACCACCCCCTTCAATACCACCCACAGCCGCCGTGCCGCTAGACGCGGTAAATGTGTAGAAATCATCCTTGGTAACGTCTACGCCTTCAACAATATGTGTCAAAACGGTTATAGCGTATCCGCTTGAAGACTCTATAACGGCTTCCGTAAAACCATCAAAACCCTCTACCGTCCTGAAACGAACCAGATCACCTGTAGATCTACCGTGACCAGGCTCGTTAACGGTTATAACAGCCGAACCGCTTGCGGAAGATTGAAAAGGATTTAATGTGAGTATCGCGGCTACGGAAGGCTCCGGAGAATTAGGACGACTAATTCGTAACGCCTGCGGGTCGGACCTGACCCGGCGAGGCTCAATCTGCGGCTGCTTTGATTCGTATTCATCCGGACCCACCAAGCTGCCCGTCCACTCCTTCAACATCACCCGCAAGGGATATGTTCTTCCAGAACGATCCGAAATCCCTTTTGCATATTTTCCAGCAGCGTATCGAGACATCTCAAAGACTCATTGATGAAAAACTCGGAACCAAACGAAGACCCACTCTTTCGCTATCTTCTGACGCGGCTCTTTGAAACTCTTCCTCGTAAAGAGCCTTTAAAAACTGAACCCTGTCCGGAGACCGCTTGATAGCCATGTAATACGACAATCCCGCTGTCAAACAGGGCAGGAAACGAAAAGGAATGTCCGGAGTGTTCACACCGACATCAGCATCTTGTAGTCGTTTTACACGGTAATAAATCAGTTGATCCGTAGAGTTTTCCGGAGATGGCCACAACGTCATTGTGGGTGTTATCTGACGGTCTATATAGAACTGAGAAGGGCGACCCTGGGTGGATTTATCTGGTGTATCAAGATAATCGCCCCTACTTATTCGACTAATACCAATATCTGACCCGCTTCGGCGTACAACGGCTTCTAAGATATCAACAGTAGCGTTGACATCTGCGAGGCTTGGATCAGCAGCAATAGTGGTCGAGACACCGGACTCATCGCTTGCGGTGCTTGTTATAGCCTCGCCTGCTGTAAACGAACCGGAAGGTATCGTGATCGTTATAGTAGTCGAACTAGGCTTGGAAATAACCGAAGCCGTTGTACCACTGCTCCCTCCAGTGATGGTTCTACCAACAACAAGATCGGTGGAAGCGCCTACGGTAGCTGTTATGGTTCCTATAGGGTACGTGGCTATTGAAGAACTTGTGGAGTACCTAGCGAGAGACTGCGTAATCTCTTCCACAGTCCATAAATTCAGACCCCTGTTGGCCCATTCTGCAAACAAAAGATTTAAGGAACGACGCGCCGTCCTTGCGTCATAGCCTGTTCTGAACTCTAGACCACAACGTTCAAAGGCCTCTTCGGTTATCTCGGCCATGTCTAGGTTAAAATCAACCGAACCAGAAGTTGCCATAACTAATTCCTATCCAAAAAGAGCCAACCGTACACCAACAGCAAGTTGACCTAATATTAGAATCCCTACACCCCACAAAATCTTGGTGATAAAATCAAGAGACTTTTGAACATGGTGGAGGTCATTTGTTCTTATGGTGAGAATTCTTTCCGAGAGCAGCTGTAAGTCACCTTTAATCTTAACCAGTTCAAGTTCATTTTTTCGGTCAAGACTATCAGACATTTGACTTAGTACTGTTTTAAGCAGTGAAGAACGACAGAATATGTGTCCCCACTACCATGTCCCACAGTTGTAAGCTGAATGTCTCCTGTGTTGCCGCCAGAAGCCGCAACATTAGGAAGACCACTCATGTCGGAATAATCCAGGGTGTCTGAGTAATCAGCAGGAAGCTCTGCCGCAATAACATCAGTGGAAGCGTCCCAAAGAAGTTTCACACCCATTCCGACATTGGTGAACGTGATCTTCTCAATGCGAACGCCCGTACAAGCCGTTCCGTCCTGCAAGGATGAAAGTGCGGATACGTCTACTTTGACAACAGCAGCTTCGCCGGATCCGTCGCTTGTATTCGTGCAGTAGATAATAGCTCTTTTAGGGCCGTCTTCTACGGTAGTTTTCGTTACAGCATCCGCCATGTCGAACTCCTCCTAAAGGGGTGGAAGCGACTAAACCCCCACCCAAAAGATTACGATGTAGCGAATACGGAAAGGTTTGCAGCCGCGCCTGTACCAGAAGAAGTACAGCGAGCTTCGGCCCGCCAGACGGTTCCGTTAAAGGTAAATACCACATAGCTTCCGATACCAGGACCAGAGTTAGTAAGACCAATAAGGTTAAGGAAATCATCGGCAGTACCATCCGCTACATCAACTGTGTTGATAAGTCCGACAGCAGAGCCTGTCGCGCCTGTCATCTTGTACACAGCGGATTTTGCCAGGAAAAACTCACCGGCAGTGCCGAACTTGTGGGTTGCACCATTAGCAACGATAACTTGGTATTCAACGATAATAACATCTCCGGAAGTCGCGCTTGCCTGAGCGGGTAGCGTGGCTGTAATTGCAGCGCCATTAGCAGGGGAAAGATAATGAGTGTTTTTGACCATCGCAGCAGCAAAGCCATTCGCCATCTGCGTCTTAGAGACCGTAGCCGCAATCATGCCGGTGGGGTTAGAAATACTGCCCCCGATTGTAGCATTGGTGCCGTAGGTGCTGTTGGTGGTTTCCACGCCCGTAACGGCAGCAATGCTGATGTCTTCGAATCCGTTTTCGGAACGTACTGGGCCGTTAAATGTTGTGTTAGCCATTTTGTGTTCTCCTTACGAGAGATAGGCCCTAGAGTCTTCGTAAGCGTCTGCTGGGACAGTCGCTAGGGCTAAAATTCCCAGGAATAAGTTGGGGGAGAGTTTCCTCTCCCCCGTAGGCTTATGCGCCTTTAGATCCGTACACGCAACGAGGATCAGAGTAACCGTAGCTGTAACGCTCACGGGCTTTGAACCGTACATTGCCTGTATCAAAGTCGCCCTCCATCTTCGTAGACATCGGCATACGTTCAAAGTGAACGAAACCGCGAGGAGCATCCGTCTTAATGAAGAATGCGTCCGTGTCCGTCAGATAGTGGTTAACAACGTAACCCTGCGGGAGCATACCCATGTTACGCATTGCGTTAACATCGTTGTCCGCAGAACCTGGACGAAGAGTAGACTCAAGAAGACGATCCGCCACGAACTGAAGTGCGGGAGGAATAATCAACTTTTGTCCACGAACCGAAACTTTAAGGCCGCGCTCATCAACATAAGCTGCAATGTCGATAAGAGCATTCTCAAGGCTGGTTTCGTTCAAGTCAGCATCGGTGCTGGGCTCGTTACGAAGCGATCCATTGTTTACAAGAGGATGGTCAGTAGCACAAAGCTCCTTACCATCACCACCAGCAAACGTGCTATCAAAAGCGTTGTTCAGCGTAGCTGCGCCCTTCACCTGTTTGGTGTTGGCCATGCTGCGTGCCAAAGCTTTCGTATAGCGAGAGGCGAGGCGATCATAAAGATTATCCTCGATTGCTTCTTCCGTAATGGAGAAAGCAAGCGCAATAGTCTCATGCGTGTACCGCGCCGTATACGCTTCTTGTGCATCATCAAAGGTAATCGCTGAACCTTCTTGCTTAACGGGTGCTGACCCAAAGCCTGAAAGCATCACTTCTTCTTCAAAAGCACGTTCTGAAGATTCCGTGTCATAGATTTCCGATGACTCATCGTCATACCGGGCATACTCAAGGCCGAAAAGGGCGTTGAGACCGGGCTCTAGCTCTTTCGCTAGTTGGGCTCTACTGATAGCCATTTTTCAATCCTCTCCTATACGCCAGTGGTTGAAACAGTGCCAGCAGCAATGGACCCAGTAGGTGCATTAAAGCTGTTGTTCAACCTGACAATTGCGCCAATTCCAGCGGCTGCGAAGTCCTGATTTTCAGGATCCTCAGTCCAACCCATAACCCGCAAAGTAAGGCTATTGGTTGTTGCTAGGGTACTGACAGCCAAACGACCCAATGATACACCCGTAGCATCGGTTCCCGTTATACCCGTAGACGTACTAGCATTCAAAAACACACTTGCGCGTGCGTTTGCTTCGCTTGTCCACGATGCGTCCGTTGCAACTACATACAACTGACTAGGGTCGTCGTTTATAAAGGCTTTAACCGGATGGTTGCTATCTGCCCCAGAACCGGGCCAGTAGTTACTCCAAACAGGTTTTCCAGTGGTGCTTGAGACATACTCACATCCTTGAAATACACCCAGAGCACTAACAGTTCCACCAGCGGCATTAGATGTATGGTCGATGAACCCAGAAGCGAGGGGAACGACTATCTGTCCGTGGTAGAGTTTGCCAGTATTGTCTGAGGCAATTTCATATGGAGTATATCCGGTAAGACCAGTGGAATTTGAACCTCCGCCCAATTTACTAATTGGTCGTAGGCCAAAACTTCCATTACTATTAGCCATTTAAGATCTCCTAGCCCTCGTCTTGAGGGCCTCCAAAAGTTACACGAGATTGCCGATCAGGATTATTGATCGGCATTGCCGGATGCTGTTCACGAGCTAAATCGTTATCAACAGCGGCCATTTGATTGCGAGTCATGCCACGAAAATGTGCGTCACGTTCCTTAACAATCTCAAGTGGAATTCTTGCAAGCAAAAGACCACCTACTCCTATAACACCAGCATGTTTACCATCTTCAACGGTTGGGACATCAAAGTCTGGGTATTCTTCACCACGTACCAACTCCCATCCCTCGCGGGATCGCGCTGCTACGTTTTTACGGTCATCAAAACCCATTACTTCGGACCTAATCCATCGATGTTTGTAACCATCTGGAGCAAGTGGTGCGTCCAACATGGACGGTGGCTTCCAAGGTTCCCGGCGTGCTTGCCCTGCACGAGTTTGATTGGCTCTTGGCGTTCTCGTAGACTTTTGGCGAGATGTGTCATTCTCAGTAGTCATGGTCTTAGTCCCTCACGTATTTGGCGTATTCATCGAGAGGCACATTAAGCCTCTTTGCAATAGCTACCTGTGATGGCGTTAACCGCACAGTTTTCCGTCCACTCTTATTGCGGGATTTGGAAGATTCAGCCGACGCAACTTTTCTTCCCCCGGATTTAGGCTTAGAATCGAATTTATTTGGAAACTCGTTTCTTAGTCTATTGTCGAGTTCAGCATAATAGTCATCCGTTGACGGGTCAAACCCCTCATCCTCTACAAGACGGCGATGAATACCAAAAGCACCATATGTCATAACTTCATCTTGGCCGAACCAATCATTCTTAGCCGCCCAAGACTCCGCTTTTGGATCTGCTTTCGCAACAGCAGGCTGCTGTACCGGAGCAGGCTGCTGTACCGCAACGCCTTCATCTTCCTCAGATGACTGTAAACTTTTTCGGTTGCTTTTCTGAACAGCTAATTCAGCCATAGACTCTTGAGCGGACACGATTTTATCAACGTCGCCCGTTTCATGAGCTTCTCGAAGGGTGTTCTTAGCCGACTCCATTTCAACACTTAAACGGCCGTCAAACTGTTCAAGAAATCCTTTGTCCAAGGATTTAATTCGTTCTTGGAGACTTTCGTTTTCTTTGCGGACGTTTTCAGCAAACGTTATTGCGGATTGCTTTTGTCGCTCCTCTTCGCGAAAACGTTTAGTTAGCTCGTTAATGCGGCCTTTTACGCCAGAGCTATACTCTTCCAACTCTTCTTCATTAGATTCTTCCGACGCAACTACGCCAGAATCGTCAGCAGAAGTGTTTGAATTTTCATCGATACTTACGTCAATTGAATCTTCTTCGTCGTCACCAACGTCAATTTTTGTCTCTTCAGGCATGGTACATCTCCATGGTTTAACTCTTCTTTCTATACGTGTTTGATATCATCGGGCTCAAGAATAGTAGCGATAACCTCGTCATCATTAATGATGCGAACTTCACCGCCTTCAATCTTAAACCTAGCTCCGGCATAACGTCCGATACAAACCCAATCGCCTTCTTCACACCAGGCGGTTGAATCCTCACCGAATTTACTTGGGTCCTGATAAGCTAGTGGGCCGACCCTTAAAACATAAGCAACAACCGTTGCCAGTGCTTCTCGATCTCGAACCGCATCCGGAATTAAAATGCCGCCTTCAGTAGCCGCTTTGCCCATATATGGCATCACAAGTAGCCGCCAACCCGTAGGCTGCGGCAGTCTTTCTTTTAAGTTTTTACTAACAAGAGAAGGATCAAGAACCTTTTCACTTTTCTCTACATAGGCACTTGAGGGCTTTGTCTCTTCTGTTTCTTTAGACTTGATTGAGTCCAAGACATGGTCGGGCACTAATAGTGTCTTAGTCATTCTTCCTCCGAAGATTGCAGAAGATCCTTTATCTCCTGTTCAGTAAATTCTAGACCCCGTAATTCTCCGGTAAGGCTCCGGTAGGACTCCATATCTCTTGGAGTGCCATTAAGGATCGAGCTCTGGGTTAATTCTATGCGACTCTGTATAGCTCTTAACAAAGAGTATGCAAAGGTCGTTGGGTCAGACATATGTTAAAAAGACCCCTTATAGTTTTTACCTTTAATGGCACCGCCCTTGGAATACTTAATCGGGCCGCGCTTCTCTTCC